ATTTAATTTCTTTTAGAAAGGAGGTTTCATGTATGAAAGAAACCAAGTTGCATTCTTCACAACTTCAAGTTATTGAAGAAAATAACGGCTTAAAGATGTACCTGAGTGGCCTTTCAGTTGGGAAGAAAGCTACCCCAAGATCAAATCTTTATGACCTGCCGGGTAAAACTGAATTGTTAGAACCCGACGAAATCCTGAAACGCTGGATGTCTAAACTCGAAGCTCTCAACAATACACGAGACTTCGATAAGAATGTGTTCCAGTTCGATTCTCATCAGCTTGAGAAATGGGGACCGCAAGGCGAAGTCGCTCCAATTGCTGACTTAATGGATGATGTAGTGCTACCTACGTTCTCCCGTAGTAGTAGCCATCCTTCAGCATTTAAGGATTCCGACTGGCAGCTGGCTAAACGAAAAGTAGTCAGGTATCTGCATAACGCAGGTGCAAAAGGGCTAAGCCCCGTTCCCTACAAACGCGTAATTGATGACATGCGCGCTCGCGACACACTCGAGAGTAATTCTGGCTGGCCTCTCTACACCAGGAGGCATAAACCGGAAGTCATCGCACAGTCTTGCAGAGAGGCTGAGGACGGGCTATGGAAAACGTATCCTGCCATAGCATTGTTTAGGAACTATAATCGCAAAACTCGATTGGTTTGGATGTTTCCAATGAGTGCGAATCTGGTTGAGGGATCTTTCTTTCAGCCTTTGCAGAAGATTCTGATGAAGTCAGAATACGCAAAGCAGTTCCTAGCACCGTGGACTGGATTCGATCAGGTAAGAGATCTCGTGACTTCTGCTTATTCCTCAGGCAGCTTCGTTGCTGCTTCCGATTTCTCTTCTACCGACGCGCACTTTCAGCTGGCAACCTCGATGGAAGTATACGATGTTATTTCGCAATGCTTTCAGCCGAGGTTTCGAGCGCAGTTAAAGGAGTCAATTCAGTACATGCACGAAATTCCATTGGTCGTGAGTCCTACGACCGAACTCGTTGGTGAGCATGGAGTATCCTCAGGTTCAAATTGGACCAACTTTATCGAAACCATTTTCGACTGGATTCTCGCTGAATATACCAGTATTAAAGGAGGATATTCAGGACTCTATGCTATAGGTGATGATATGTCGTGGTATTCTAACACCTATGACGAGCAGTTTGCTGAGACATTGGCGGATCTCGGTAAATCTGTGGGACAAGAGATTAAGGCAGAGAAGACAACCAATGACCGTGACAAAGTCAAATCTCTTCAGCGCTTGTTCCAACGCGATTACGTCAGATCAGATGGTAAACTGAGAGCAGTGTATCCTACCGTTCGTGCACTTAAATCTCTTGTTTATCCCGAAAGGTTTCACAAGCCTAAAGTCTGGTCTAAGGACATGGAGGTAATCCGTGCCTTCATGATTCTGGAAAACTGTGTTGATCACCCTTTGTTTGAAGAGTTCTGTCGCTTTGTAGCGCAAGGTGACCCTCATCTTGCTGAATTTGCTCGCTACAGCAAAGGAAGGCAGGCTCAACTACTCAGGCAGTCAAAACTTGTGCCTGGCTTGAACCCTACGTACAATCAGGAGAAAAGGGATTCAAGTTTATCTGAGTTTAGTAGTGTGAAATTCATTGCTACTCTTTGATAGCAAGGGGAGCGGCCTAG